TTGATAACATTTGCTGCGGCGCCACTTGGGTCGCTCGGATATTTCATTTTTGTACCGCCAACATTGAACTTTTCCCCGATGGCGACTATTTGCCCGTTGGTGCTGCGGTGCGAGTCTCTAACGCGGCCATCGTTTGTGCTTATCCATTCGATTTGCACATCAAGGCCGCTGTCTGTTGCTGCCATCTCTGCGCGTGTGAACTGTGAGACGTTTGCCGCTTTGTGTGTTTCAGTTCGTGCGATTGTCATAGCGCGAGATTTAGCACCATTGCCGCCTATTTTTTTGGCAATCATTCGCGATATGGACGGGATGTATTTATCAGGAGCAATATTTTGGCTAATTTGCATTTGCTGAATAATGACAGCCGACGCACTGGCGATGGTTGTATCTGCTATTTCGGCCGATGTGGTTAGCACATTAGCCGCCAACACACCTAAAATTTGCGACTCGATGCTAGTGTCTAGCGTGTCGAAAACAGACTTAATGCTAATAATGCCAATGCTTCGGAATGTCTGATTTGTGACTCTTGAAAGCTCAGTCAAGATAACGACCAATCGTTTTTCGTGGTCTTGGCCAATACCTTGAAACTTGTCATCGTTTCCATTGTCCAAATAAGACTTAGCTAACGCATCACCAACAATCGTTAGCTCTGCTTTGATTTTGCGAAAATACTTAGTTGAGATTTTGTCTTGAGCTAATAGGATTTTTCTAGCGTACTTGAGCTTATCAATACGCTTAATATTCATGGTTTAGCCTGGTTTACGGTGCAAGTGGCGGAATGTCTGCGCCTGCCATGTCTAACGGGATTTTGTTGCTATCAACAAGAATAACGTCACCACCTTCTGTCGAGTCGTAACCCATTGCTGCGCGTTTTTCATCAACTTTGAGCGAGGTTAAACCATCGATAACTTTGTTTCGCTCTGCGCGTCTTGGCTCTAATGCTGTGATGCCGTCAGTATCGACAATTAGCTTATAAGTGGGCGGTATTTTGAAGTCTTTACGCAAGAAGCCAAGCAACTCAGAAAGCAACCCGTTAACCATTGGGATGACTTCATCCTCATAAAATGCTGCTCTTGCCTGTTCGTAATTAGCGAACGTCTGACTACCTTCAATACCGATAATCTGAGGCGGTACGCGCAACACCTGGCACACATCTAACTGACTTAATCGCTTGCCGCTGACAAATTCCATATCACGCGGGCTAAAGCTCATGCCTTGCCACTTCAAGCCACCATCCAAAATCATCGGCTTGCCTGAATTTTTAGCCCCTGCATATTTGCCGTTGAATTGTTCTTGAAGGCGATTAAACGACGTGTCGCTGACTTCGCTATCAGTCCACAACACACCACTCGGAGTCATGCCGTTTTCAAGCATAGCCTTGTTGGATTTTGCGTACTCGTTTAGCGTGTCGATGCTGTATGCCGCAGAATAAAGAGGACTAAGTCCGCGCCATCTAAATAATGGATTGTATTCCGCCCAAATCATCAACTCAGAAAACTGGTATTGCTTGACCGTGGATTCTTCGTAAGTGTCTGACGGCGTATAAGAGCAAGTAACAGGCAATCCCATGCTAAATGTCGTGATTTCAAGCCAATCAGGACGCAATGGCCATAACTCAACACTTTGGCCAATGCCGATTTTTAATACATCGCCTTCGCCTGCAATGTCATGCGAGCCAATCATTTGAGTTAAAAACTTTTCCCATGATTGCATGAGATTAGGCTTATTCAGCAAGGCTAAAATCGGGTGATTCTCTACCGCCTCGCCATTTTCGTTGACCAAAATAATCGGACATTCAATAGCGGCTTTTTGCTTTGCCATGATGCAGGCGCGAACTGTTGGGTTATCACGATAGCCTTCAGTAGCAAACGCCACAAACTCACGCGCCGACCATGTAGCCGAGTTTCTTTGCATGATCGAACGTATGGCATTAGAAGATTTTTCCTCTTTTTTCCAAAATTGCCACCATTTCGACATTATAAAAATCTCACTTTCGGTTCGGTTTTGCGTTTAACTAATGGCTCGATTGCATAGCGCAGCGCATCAGCATAGTGATTATTTGCATCTTCTATGTCTGTTGTCGGCTCGCCATGTTTGTCGGTGCGATAGCTATACGCGGCCAATTCTGCATAACAGCAATCAGCATCGGGGTGAATAATGATTTCTCTGAAAGATTGCAGGGCGACAACACCATCCTCGACACTGCCTTTCCATTTGACGCACCCTTTGATTAAGGGAATGTCTTTTTTAACCTTGCTAATCGTTTCAGGTCTTGCGCAATCGGCGCGTGATGTGAATTTCTTAACGCTTGGGACGTGCTTTTCTAGCCAGTCTGCCGTGTCATCTAACTCTAAGCTGACTTTTGACCCTGCACGTCTTATGTAGAGCGTTTCATTTTTAACATATGATTCTATGATTGCCGTAGGGTCAACACTGAACCCCCAGTCGATGCCGATTAACGGGTCACCAAACGATTCATCAAGCGTAAAATCTAAAGACTTTAGCTTTTTTGCTAAAATCGAATTGTCAGATATTTTGAGAAACTTACCTTCCCAAATCCACGAATAACGCCCTGCATCGCCACGCATATCGCGCAATCGCTGATTATTTAGCGACTCAGGAAACCACGGGTTATCCTGCCAATTAATCGTGATATGCAGTGTTTTATCGTCATTTTTAACGATAAATTCTTGCCATGTCGGGTCTGTTTCAAAGCGTGGGTTAAAAACAACATAAACCCGCACCATGCCGTAACGTGGTGTCGGTCTTAAATAATCCCATGAGTTTTGGGTGATATTTTCGGCTTCATCGGTCAACACAACCCGAAGTTTATTGATCGACTTAATGTTCGTAATGTTGCTTTTTAGTCCTGCGAAAATAAACTTCGCGCCAGTGACTAAATTAGTTATTTCGTTTTGCAGAATATTAAAATAACTTTCTACTTTGTACTTTGATATTGCGCTGACGATTGTTGCATATAGTGAGTCATTAATAGACTTCTGAATTTCGCGGCAACACAGAATAACGCCATCATCAATAAAAGACTCTGCTATGCTGATGGCTGCTAACGCCTCAGACTTTGCGCCGCCCCTGCCACCTTCCCAAACAATAACATCGTGCTGATTTGTTGTGATATTAACGAATGACGGGTGTAACTTTTCGGGATATTCAAACTTAATCATCTTTTGGCTTTACAGGTTGAAAAGTAAAAACAGGTGCTTGTAATACCGCACCATCTTTGCCTGTATGTTCTTGCACTGTTGTTTCCTTCCATCCCGCCTGTGTTTTCAAAAAGAAAATCATCCCTGTCATGTTGCCTGCTTTGATTGACTCCATTAGTTTATTTGTCACTAATGCGATGCCTTTGGCTTTTCCCCTTTTAATAGCGTCCGTAAAATCCGTATTTTCTTTTTTTCTTTTGGTTAGTGTTGACTCACTGATACCCAATGCTGCTGCTATCTGCTCATGCGTCAAACCATTAGCTGCCAATGATTCAACCTGCTTCAAATCAATGTGGATTTTGGGCTTGGTTATCATTAGATAGCTCACTGTAATTTACATTTAGCCACTGCTCACAAACCGCCCGCGCCACCTGTTCTGTCATCTTAGGCGGTACGCTCATGCCGATCATGTACTTGCCGATTTTATCGGTTTTGGCTTTGTAGTCGTCTGGGAAAGAGCCGAGGCGCTTCCATTCGCGATAGGTCAAAGTTCTTGGGCATGACCAGTGATTAATCATTTCGTGAGTAGCAGTTAGCGAGTTTGACGGAATAGCTGAGTGCAGTTTTTTGTGATTCCATAACTTTTCTTTTAACCCGGCCCTAACCACTGCGTCCGCATATTGCTCTCCTTGTTTCGTCTTCGGCCACCAATTCAAATCTGTTGGTGAAGTGTGCTTTGTTTCTGTTTTTTCTTCTTCGGTAATTGACTGGATATCTTCAGTTGCTTCGCCACATCCTATCCATCTATGAATTGGCGCAAGTTTCAACGGCGGAACATCAATATCATTACGCACGGCGCAGAAAAACACACGCTCCCGCTTTTGCGGAACGCCACAATCGGCGGCATTCAACAAGAACAACTGCGGCCTGTAGCCCAACTCCTTGAACCGCGCCATCACCATTTTAGTGTAGCCCTTGGCGTTGCCGATAAGCATGCCCTTTACATTCTCAGCAATAGCAACCTTAGGCTTGAGCCTTCCGACTAAATCCAAGTAGTCAAAGAATAAATCAGATAAAACCTGTTTAGCTTGACCCTCTCTAAAATGTTTCTCTACGCCCCATGCCTTCTCTCGGCTTCCAGCCATACTAAACGTACTGCATGGCGGCGACCCGTCCAAAATATCTAAATCGTAAAGCTCAGGCGGCAGATCCTTAGTCAGCAATTCACCAATCGGGCAAAGAAAATACAAAGGTGGATTCAAGTTGCGCTTGTAATGCCACGCCATCTCGGGATCAATGTCGTTTGCTGCAACTATTGTACAGCCTGCCAACTTGTACCCCATGCTTGAACCACCACCACAGGCAAACGTACTCATGACCTTTACGCCGTTTTTTGGCACTAACTCAAGATCAGATAGATTCCACGCGCAATCAGGCTTATTTGTCATCAAACTCAAACCCGCATTTAGGACAAATACAACTCATTTCAAAGTCATCGGTATCAATTTCTTTGGTTTTGCTATCTTCGACCAAATCAGTACCATCTAAAAACATATTGGCAAGTTCTGTGCCATCAAAGCCTATCAAACCTAAATCAAAATCTAACTCTTCCAACTGCTCAAGTTCTATTTTAAGCAACTCGTCATCCCAACCAGAGTTAAGAGCTAGTTTATTATCCGCAATAATGTAAGCCTTCTTTTGTGCCTCGCTTA